TTATTGGAAAGTTCCTGCGGATTTAAGAATGCCAACTTATAAGAAAATGGAAAAGTGGTGGTTGAGACAAGCTTTTGCGAATACTAAAATTATTCCAGATGAAGTGCTGTGGAGAAAGAAGGAAGCTTTTTCAGATGGAGTAAGTGGAAAAGAAAAGTCTTGGTTTCAAATTATTCAAGAATATGTAGAACCTTTGGTTACAGATGAGGAATTGAAAAATGCACCTGAAAAATATCCTTATCATACTCCAACAACTAAAGAGGCTTATTATTATAGAAAAATATTTTGTGAATATTTTGGAGAATGGAACCAGTCAGTCATTCCTCATTATTGGCAACCAAAATGGGGTTCCGATGGAAAAGAAATTACTGAATATATTGACCCTTCTGCTAGAGTATTAAAAGTTTACGAAAGTCATTAAAGAATATTTTCTAAAATATATTATTATGGATAGGAAACCTGAAAAAAAATTTTTTTCCGGACCCTTTAATCCAAAATATAAAGATCTTAATTTATTTGATTCAGAACCAGTGGTTCATCCAATAAAAGATTTTTATAATTTACAAGTCGAAAGGGGTATAGAAAGAGAAAAACAATTAAAGCTTATAAAAAAATATAAAAAAGAAAAATTTAAAGCTATAAAATTTTATAAATAAACTTATAAATATTTCCTAAGTTTAATTATATTAATGATACAAGATTATTTAATTATTTTATTGATAATATTATTTATAATTTATCTATGCAGAAAAAAATTTAAAAATACAATAGAAAATTTTAGTAATGATTACATATTACCAAAAACTGTTTATGCTTTTTGGGATAATTATCAAGAAAATAAAATAATACAAGCCCATATGGATAATTGGAAGAAAAAATTAAAAGGTTGGAAAATTATTATGCTTGATAAAAAAAATATTCAGGATTATGTAGAACAAGAATTTATTAGAAAATATGCTTCCGGAACGATTGATTCCACTAGATTTTCTGATTTTTTAAGAATTCATTTACTTCAAAATAATGGAGGATGTTGGTTAGATGCATCTATTTTAATTTCAGATGGAGGATTTTTAGATGATATATATACTGAAATGATAAAAAATAAATACGATGCTTGTTTTTATGAATATAAAGAACAAACAATAAATGAAACTCAACCGCATATTGATAATTGGTTTATGATGGCTCCAAGAGGAAGTAAAATAATTACCGATTTATATAGAGAATTTGATAGAGCATTTGATATGGGTTTTCTAGAATATAAACAAAAAATTTTAATTCCAAGTAAAATTAATTTAACTAATACATTAGGTAACGAAGAGAATACATATTTAATGCAACATGCTATATTTCATTATTTATTTAAAATAGGTTATAAATATAATATTTTATTGAAAGATGCATCTGAAAGTATGTATAAGATTCAAACCCTATTTAATTGGAATACTGATGCAACAATTAAATTTATTCTTGATAATACTGTTTGGGATAATATATATGCTATAAAATTAACTAAAGGAGATAGAAATGCAATTAGTAATAAAAGAGCATATATAAGAAAATTACTATCATTATAAAAAATTGAAACTATCATTGAATAAATACTATGAGTATTTATTTAATGTCTATAACTTTAATTAACTTGATAATATTAATAGCACCAATAATATTTGTAACTGGTATAATATATTTTTTGAGTGATAATATGAATTATAAAAAAATAAGAGAGAGTATAACTGAAATTATTTCTATTGCTAATTTTGTCCAAAATATTAAAACCGGTATGGATATCATATGTGAAAATAATTTAGATAAGTTTAGTGAAATAGTTACACCTAATTTGAAATTAAGATATAATCAATATGTATTTTTGCATTATATAGAAAGATTAGAAAATATTCAAGATAAATGGGATTATTACAATAATAATAAATTATTTAATAATTCTAATATTACGTGTCCTTATATTGTTGCACATCAAATCAGAGAGCTATTAAATCTTCCTATTGATGGCGATGTTTGGTTAAATAATGACGAGAGGGAATGTTTGAGAAATAATAAGGATATAGCTTTAGCAGAAGATTCAGATAGCGATTAATTCTTTAAATTAGCAAAAACAGTTTTCTTTAATATATAAATAGTAATTAAAATTATTATTACTATAATTACACTATAAACTACATCAATTATTGTTATTAAATTTTTAACTGGTAATTCATATTTTAAATCTTTTAACTCCTTTTTACAAAATTCAACTGCATTTTGAACTGCTGATTCTATAGAAGTAAAACTATATAAACTATTACCGTTGTAAATACCAACTGCATACAAATTACTAAAAATATCACTAGGTTCTTTTAAAAATTTATTATCAGTTGTTTTAACATAAGCAGTATCTAAATTAATCCAATTCAAACCATCTCTAACTACATTTGGTGACATAATAACTAAATCAGGAGGAGGAAACATTTTTAATTCTTCCTTTACATACTCAATAATTTCATCAATAGTACATTCATGTGCAGTTTTTCCATATTTATTTTTTCTTTCTGGAAAAGTTAGTGTTATACTAATTACTGTTTTTGAAGGTTCATCACTAAAATCCATATAGTTAGATAAAATAGTAAAACCAATCCCCCAAGGAGTTCTTGGAAATCCTGCTTTTCTAGGTAAATCTATTTTATTATAATAATGAAAAGTTAAAGGTATATAATCAAAATAACTATTTCTGTTTTTCCATAATTTTAAATTATCAATATTAGTAAATGCATTTTCAACTCCAGAAGAATTTTTAATAAGATTATACAGTGGTTTAGGAGGAATTGTTAAAATTATTTTTTTTCCTTTAATAGTACTCATTAATTGCTCTTGAGACACAACAACACTGGATATTTCTTTATTACTATTAGGTATTAATTGAATTACACTAGCAATTCTCATTATTGTAACATTACCTGTTTCTATTAATTTATCCTCCCACTTTTTAATAAATCCTTTATCATTTGGTTTTCTAGGTTGATATATTTTATATAATAATTGTTGATTTGCTAATTGTAAGAATTGATGTAATGTATAATTTTCATATGAAGCACCATCTGTTAATCTACATAATCTTTCAATATAATCACTAGAACGTTTTGTAAAATTATTATCCTCACAAAATTTTTTTACTGATATTTTTTTACCATATTCACTATCAAAAAATAAATTAGCAAAAGCTTTCAAAAAACTAAACTGTTCTGTATAATTAAAAGTATTTTTATGAGTTTTTTTACCTACTTTAGTTACAGATGTTTTGTATTCTACAAAATAATCATCAAAATCAATGTCCATATCTTTTAATAATGCTATTAACATTAGATAACTATTTGAATAAATTCTTGGTCCATGTTCTGAAAAAAATCCATTAATACGATGAACTCTATGACAACCACCTAAACTTTCCTCATCTTCAATTAATAATACTTTTCTTGTTTTATCTTCTAATAACCAGGCTAATGTCATTCCGGTGGGTCCGCCACCAACTATAATATAATCATATTCCATTAATATTAAGAACAAAATAAATTTATTTTTTTCTTATTATTTTATATCATTTTTCTTTTCATTTTTTCTACTTTTCCAGTAATTATCACCATAATTTATAAATATCTCTTCACCTTTTTTAATATTTTTAATTACTTTAATTACAAGTTGATTATCGTTTAATACTTCCCATTCAGCATTATTGTCATCTACATGATTATACATTGAACAATATCCAAAAGCAATTAAACTATACTTATCATCATATTCAAAAATATAATCTTCTATCTTTCCTCCAATAGCGTTATTCTCTTGTTTAATACAAGGACATAATTCTAATACATCACCTGGTGCATAATCTTTAGAAGCAATAACCCCTCTATCTCCTATTTTAGATGTCTTTATTAGATCTGTTGAAAATGCATAAGGATATTGAGTATCTTCAAATGATTCATAACATTGAGCATTCATAAAAAATAAAATTATTAAAATAATTATTAATAGTAAAAGCATTATATAATAACCTATATTTTAATTTAAAAAAATATTAATATTTTATTTAATGGATACTTATGACGATGATATAACTAATGTTGATAAAAACAGTTTAATTAAATATTTATGTCAACGCGATTTGTTAAAAAACTATTTTCCTAAAGATCAAATAATTAAATATTTGAAAGACTTGAATTATTATAATGTAGATACGAGTAAAGAAGTTAAAAAATACTTAATTAATGCATTAGCTAAAGTAATTTCAGACGAATTAACTTATGATTTTTATTCTAGTATTAATGACCAAAAGGTAGGAGAACTTTTAGAAAAAATTAAATCAAGTGATGAATACAAAAATTTTATTAATCAACTTAATAAAAATATTGAAAGGGGTTTTGTATTATCTAAATTTATATCTGATTGTAACAATATATTAAATTTTTATAATGCTTTAACATTAGAAGAATTGAATAAATTAAATTATTGAGTAAATGTCCATTCATATAAACCTTTATTAACTTCAGGATAAATATTCATTCTACCAAATTTAGGTGCATTTACTATAGGATTATTTAAATAAATTTTAGAATGAAGAGAAATTAACCATTCAATAGCATCATGTACATTTTTTACTTTCTTAAATAATGCTGATCCAAAAGAATCTCCTGTTTCAGGTACACCATAAGAATAAGTAGGAACTTGTCCACTAAACCAACTTTTTTCATCAACTTTATTGAAAGACCCATAAATATTAACAGATGCTTTAGGGTCTTGATAATGCGCAGTGGTTCTCATAAATAAATATAAATATCTTAAATCATGAGAAATATTTTTATTCGCAGGAATTATAAAATATTGTTTTAAAGGTGAAGAATAATTTCCTTTATCATCTCTATCAAAATATAATCCAGAATTAGTTTTACACATTGATGGATGTGATAAATATCTACATTTATTTATACTACATCCAACATTAGCAAAATGTTTAGAATCAATAGTACTTCCAAATTTTCTACAATCAATATGAGATCTACCATAGTCCAAAATTACTGGGATAAAATGAGTAATAATATCATACTGTTTACCATTAATATGATATACGATTAAAATTGTCTTACCTTCTGGTACAGGCACAAAAGCTACATTACCAGTATGAAGATCATAATGAGTATAAATATCTTTTAATCCACTTAATGTAGCATAAATTTGAAATAATATATTAAATGCTTCTGTATTTTTATTAGTTAAAAAAGTTCGTGAATGGAGAACTTGTTCAAGACTCATACTATTTGGTATCCATTGAAGCCAGATTGAAGAATTTTTGTTATTAATACAACCTGTTTCTACATTTTCTTTTTGTGATTCATAACCTTCATTTATATTTTTAACTGTAACATTTGCTTTAAAATCAGCTACATTATTATAATCATTCATAATTTTTGGTTTAAAATTTGGGTTGACATTCATAAAATCAAAAGTATATACAAAGTTAGGAAAGCAACGTTTAATTTTATTTATACATTTACCAACAGTAAATTCATAATAATTATTATCTGCATCTTGTCTTTGACTTGTTTTCATTGCAATTAATAAATGTCTATTATCCTGATTATTACTGAACGTTAATTTATTAATAAATCCATTTGTACTAACAGTTCCAATACGTTTAATTGGACTTTGTAAATTAGTTAAATTATTGTACTTTTGAAGTATATGATTTCTTGATTTATTAAAATTAAAGAAAAATTCTAAATTATCATCAGTTATTGGTTTATGTTGAGTTGGTGGTAAAGGGGGTGGTTGTGTTGGTTTTACTTGTTGTGCTGGTTGGACTTGTTTAATTATATTTGGAGGTGATGGTGGACGAACTACAGGAGCATTTGGAACACCTAATTTTTTAGGAGGTGAAGGTGGACGAACTACAGGAGCATTGGGAACACCTAATTTTTTAGGAGGTGAAGGTGGACGAACTACAGGAGCATTGGGAACACCTAATTTTTTAGGAGGTGATGGCCTGCGAAATAAATTAGAAAAAATTGATGTTGAAATAGATATATTTTCTTTTTTAATACAAAAATTAACAAGCTGTTTAGAATATCCTTTTTTTTGTGCAATACTAACTAAATTTTCATATTCTTTTTTGCTTAAATGTTTTTTACTTCCAATATGACTAATTAAAAATTTATAACAAGGAGAAACAACATTTGGAGGAGGAGCTACTGGAGGAGGAACTACTGGTGGAGGAGCTACTGGAGGAGGAGCTACTTGCGGTGGGGCTACTGGAGGAGGAGCTACTTGTGGTGGGGCTACTTGTTGAGGTGCGACTGGATTAACTGGTCCATCTATTTTAATTCTTTCACTTCTAATACAAAAATCAATAGTTTCTTTTGGTATTTTAACTAAATTACCATATGTAACTAAATTTTCATATTCTTTGTGAGTAATCTGTTTTTTATTACCTATTTTAATTGAAAATAAAAGTTTACATTGTTTTTCTTTTCTTTTAACTCTATAATAATCTGTTGCAAATACGGCTTTATTTTTATTATCGTGTAATTCAGAATAAGGGTCACCACTAGAAGGTTTAGCATAATTTTGGCTGTAAACAGCTGAACCAGTTAATGCACCTCCTAACATTTTTAATTCTTGATATTTTCTTTTATATTTTAAATATTTTTGATAAAAATCCATATTATAATATACTATATTTTTTTTCTAGCATAATGTAATTATGTCTGACCTAAGCTACAAGTTTTCACAAGACAAGCATTTAAAATATTATGATTTTTATAAGAATTCAAATCTCAAAGATAACGAATATTGGGGATTAGGTATAGAAAATGAATCTTATCTTATGTTTGAAAATTTAATTAAAGTTGACAAGAACTTTATTTTAAAAAATCAAAAAAGAGAAAGATATTCAGTAGATTATTGGATAAATTTTAAAAAAGAAGAACTCAAAAATGCTTTAGAAAAATTACCAGATTCTATTAATGTACCAATCTATTTAAATGGCTATCTTTTTCAAAAGAATGATTTACAAGGAGAACCAACTAGAAGATATACTAAATTAGCAGAACCAAATCCTAAATTCAATGGTGAAACAATTGAAGAATATTTAAAAAAAAATAGTTATATATATAATAAATTATTTGATAAAAATATGATTTACGATGGTGATACATTTGAATTTACAACATATGATTTCTATAAATCAAATGTAAAAAATGTTTTATCGGAATTAGTTACAGTTAAACAATTATTTCTAGATGAAGTGAATGATAAATTATATAATAAAAATAATATATTTACAGATAAAGTAATTTATCCAAAATTTAATTATGGTTTTGCAAAATTTAGAACTAATATGAATAATATTGCAATATGTAACAATGGGACATACCATATTAATATTACTTTACCAACAAAAATAAATAAAGCTGGTGAGATATTAAATGAAGATAATTTTAAAAAGGTACACTCTAATGCAATAAAAGCAATTCAATGGTTTGAACCTTTCTTAATTGGATTATATGGTTCTCCTGATATTTTTCATATGTTAAATAATAATTATTCAGGTGGTTCGTTAAGATTAATGATGAGCAGATACATTGGATTAGGAACATATGATACTAATAAAATGACTAAGGGTAAAATGTTAAATGATTATGAATACAAAAGTCAAACAAATCATTACTTTAATAAATTACACGAAGAGTCTCCTTATTATCCACCTGAACAAATTGGTTACGATATTAATTATAATAAGTTTTTAAAACATGGAATTGAATTAAGAATCTTTGATTATTTTCCGGAAGAATATTTAGAAGATATTATGAACTTTATTATTTTAATATGCCAATATAGTAGTAATAACTGTATTCCTGATCCAAAAGAAGATGAAGATTGGAATAATTTTATTATTGATGTATTAAAAAATGGTTCCTCTGTAATGGTTCCTCCTAGACTAAGCGATAAAATTAATACTATATTTAAAACTATAACATATCATCCGTTTCCTATGTTCAGACGTAAAAAACCAAGAAGTATTTTACACTTTATGAATAAGATTAGTGGTAAATTATATAAAAAATATAAA